GTTAAGACCCTAGCGATTCCGATGGAACACACCAACACTAAAAAGGGACTTATTTTAAAACTTCCGGGTGATGCAGATGGTTGGGATTACCGTTCTGTTGTTTTAGAAAATTATTACTTGCAAATCGGCGAGAATACCGATTTAGGAATGTTGGCTACCATTGCACCACTTATCCTGGCTAAAAAATTAGCAATGGGTAGTTGGTTAGACTTTATCGAAAAATTCGGTATTCCACCGCGATACGTAACAACTGATAATATGACATTAACACGTCAAAATGAGTTGCTAGAAATGATGTTAGCTATGGTAAATAACCATGTTGCGGTTATTCAGGGTTCTGAAAAAATTGAAATAGCAAACACGCCCAATACCGATGCCTATAAAGTGTTTGACGAAATGATTTTAAGGATTAACTCCGAAATTTCTAAGCGTATTTTAGGCCAAGATGGTACTAGTGATAATAAAGACGCTTCCGGAACTTATGGCAGTTTAAAAGTGTTGCAAGGTGTGGCTAATGACCGTCACGAAAGCGATAAACTTTTCGCACAATACATCATTAATAAAGAGCTGATACCAAGATTGGTTAATTTGAGCAGTTTTTATGCGCCACTCGCTGATTTAAAATTTGACTGGGATGAGAGCGAGGAAATGGAAAAAGGTGCGTTAATTGACAAAGCCGTGGCATTGGCAGGCGCAGGTTTTGAATTGGATTATGAGATATTGGCAAATAAAAGCGGTATGCCTATTATTGGATTCAACAATAGCAATGCTACAATTCCGATTGACACATTAAAAAAAAAAAGCCTGAAACAAACGCCATAGCCATAGCTTCGTTATTTAGCAGAATTAATGCACTTTATCATGATGATGGATGCAAATGTACTAGTTGTGTACATAATGAAGTTGTAGCCGTTGATATTGAAAGCTGGATTAAATTAATGGAACGTATCGCAAAAGATACTTACGATGGCAAACTAAAGCGCGGTGACTTAGATTCTGCACATATTCAAAAAACTTATGACGAGCTGACTAATGCTGCAATCGACGGTGATAAAAATTGGCTTAAAGTAGCCAAAAGTACCGGAGCACCAAGTTTAACTTCTTTAAAAATGCAACAAAACCTATATTGGTTCTCTGGTGCTAAAGATTATACTATGCTTACCGATTTAAATACAAGATTAGTTAAAGACGGTAAAATTCAGAATTGGAGTGCATTTAAAAAACAAGCCTTAGAACTAAATAAGACTTATAATGAAAATTATTTAAAACGGGAGTGGAAAACTTCAAAACAATCTGCACTAATGGCTCAAAACTGGAGTGAATATGTTAGAAATCAAGATACATACAAAAATTTAAAATACAAGACACAAGAAGATAATTTAGTAAGAGAAGCACATGTGCTTTTGAACAATATCATAAAACCTGTTAATGATCCTTGGTGGAAAACACATTACCCACCTAATGGTTATGGACCTTGTAGATGTTACGTCATTCAGACAAATGAAGCTGCAACCTCTGAACAGGATACGCCAATACTAAATAATAAAGATTTCCCTCCTGAATTTAGAACTAATGTCGGTGAAACCGGACAAACTTTTAAAGAGTCTACTGCCAATGGCGGTAAACCACATCCTTTTATTCAATTAGCAAAAGATACACCCGGTGTTGAAAAGAACGTCAACAAGCTATTTTTTAAATTAAATCAAACAAGGGCTGTGAAAATATTAGTTGATAAAACTACGAAGCATAGTGAACTTAGTAATGAAATAACATTCAATGCTACTTCTATTAGACACGCTTTTAATCAGCCACATAAAAATTATGCCATAAAGAATCAAATTTTACCTTTTATAAATACCGTAATTACAAAAGCCGAATATTTAGGATTTTCTACATATAAAAAAAATGATGCTTTTTCTGGTGCACACATTTTTAAAACAATTATAAACGATGACGAATCCTATATAATTGTAAGAGAAACTTGGGGTGGAAAACTTATTTTTTACAGTATTTCTGACAGCAAAAAGGTGGCTATTGATGCAAAAAAATAACCAATTAAGCCGATACCACCAAATCTACAATTTGGCGCCGTTCTTAATTGGTTACTCATGCAAAGATAAAAATTAATTTTAATTATAACTTATAAATGGAAAAGAAATTTGAATCTCCCAATTTTAGAAAAATAGCCGAAAAAGTTTTGGCTGGCTTGCCTGATGACATTGGAAAAGAGGCTAGAGCATTTTTTTTAAAGAGTTTTATTAAAGAGGGTTTCACCGATATTTCATTTATTGCCTGGCCCAAACGCCAAGATACATTAACACAAAAATTATTAAGTCAAAGTTTACAATTGCGCAATAGCATAAAAGTAGAACGTGCCGATATGCGCCAAGTAGTTGTAAGTGCAGGCGAAGGGTTACCTTATGCCGAAATACACAATAATGGCGGTACCATTTTAGTTAGTGTAACTCCTAAAATGCGTAAATTTTTCTGGTTTATGTTTAAAAAAACAGGCAATATAAAATACAAATGGATGGCACTTACCAAAAAAGAGCAATTATCCATTCACATACCACAACGGCAATTTATAGGCGAAAGTTTTACGCTTGATAAAAAAATTGATGCACTTGCCATTGCGCGCATTATCAAAGAACAAAAGAATTTAAACTTTAAAACAATATAACTATGGAATTACAAGGTTGGGACAAACTGTATCAAGAACTGGCAAAAAAATTAACCGATAATATTCCGGCTATCAACTGGGCGGATTTATGGCATAACCAAGTAGGTTTTTTGGTTGAGGAACATCCGTTCCCTACGCCCGCCGTTTTTTTAGCCTTCAGGATTTTGGATAGTGAAGATATGGGCGAAAAAACACAAAAACTAAACTTACAAGTTGATGTGTATTATTTTTATGAAACCTTTTTAGATACCTATCAAAGCGCCTATAACGAAGCTGACGCTTTAAATTACTTAAGTACCATTACAGATATCTATAAAGCATTACACGGCACCAGCGGGGCTAATTATGCCGAAATGCGGCGCATTGGCTTTAGTTCGGTTGACACAGGTTCTGCAGGTAACGTTTATCTGCAAAGTTTTGTGTGTAATGTAATTGATGCAACGGCGGCCGTAAATTATAATGAGGCAAGCCCAGGTGCTATAAATTATATTGAAGGTAGTGCGCCAGCTATACCTGCAACGCCACTTTATCAAATACCTTAATTGGTATTGGTACGATAAAAAAGAATGTTTTCGATGGTTTTTGGAGATAAATAAAACTGCTCAGCCAATATGGTAAAAATATAAATATCGGAGTGGATGGGAACGCCTTTATAGGTTTTTTTTAGCCACTTTTCTTGGTATTCTTGGCGAATGTCTTGGTATTTGCGTTTTACTTCGTCTGTACTGGCAGCCATTATCTTGATTTTAAACAAAAATAATGCTTAAGTATTTATTACGCAATAGGGAATTTTAATACCCAAGAAATGGCGATATTTTTTGAGAAAAAGAGTTTTGTATAAACAAAATAATAATTATGACAAGAACTTTACTTTCATAACTTTAAATTTGAAATAAAACTACAAAAAAACCGCCAATTAAGGCGGTTTTTTAAATTAATCTTCTAGTTGAGGGTCTATCTTTTCTAAAAACTGGGTTAAATTAAAGTAACCGTCTTCTATCCATTCTTTAAAAACACCTTCTTCATTTTGCAAGTGTAACGTAATGGTAGCGTGCATAAGCTTGCGCATTGACTTGGCAAAATCTTTAGGCGCTATCTCTTTTTCAAAAAAAATATTGATATTTCTATTGGTTTGCGCGTTCATAATGCTAAATTTAATTGGTTAAACATTCGTAATTTACGTGAACCACTTAAAATAAGCTGTACACCAAGCTCATTGGTAAACCAAGCCGGGTGTGTATTGCCAAACAACCATATTTTTATAGCCAATTGTTGGCGGGCATTTAGCTTTTTAGCTACTTGAAAACTGCCTGTACTGCTATGTATGGCTTGATTGCAATCATTAACACTTACCCAAGTAGTGCCTTTTAAGGTGATACTGCGCACATTAAAACTGTTAATCTCTTGTGTACTGTAAGGCACATCACGGGCATCAATAAAATTGCTTTTGTTTTTTGAGGAATTGATTAAGTAGAATCCTTTTTTTAGAATGGTGGGGATTACTTCGCTCGTAATCCATTTTCTAAAAGTTTTAGCATAAGGCTTTTTGCTTCGTAAAATTAGAGCATACAAACCACTTTCTGTAATAATAGAAGTATTTCTATTTTGACCTGACGTATATAGTTTATACGTTAGCTTTTCATCATCGTCTAAATCTCTAATTGCTTGACGATTGTTTTTAATACCTAAAGCATCACAAACATCTTTAGCTATAAACCAAGGTTTGTTCTCTACAATTAGGTTGCGAATTGGTTGTTTACTTTCAGAGAAGTTGAAAGTCATCACTTCGGATTGCTCATTTAAAGCCTGAGCTTGGCTGTTGTTTTTTGCATTCATTTATTTGACATTTTAATGTATGCGAGTTCGCCGTCAGGTGTGTCAATCCATTTTTAGGATGGAATTACAGCCCTTTCGGAACTGAGCACCTTGCGCGAACTCTTATCGTGAAAAATTGTTTTAGAATTTCTCCTAAAATGGATTGACACGACAAACATACAAAAAATATTTTTTAATTACTATCTTTGGTTAAAAATTTAGTATTATGAAAAAACGTGTTGTAAATTTTTTTAACTGGGTTTCTAAACATTTAAAGCTTTTAACGATAATATTAGGTGCTTTAGTTGCCATTATACCATTTTTTAGTATTAAAGTAACCTTGCCAATTTGGGCCTTATTACTTATTTTTTTAGTGCCTTTTTACTTGCTATACTTATACAATTGGTTTTTTGTACAAAAAAGAAAATATAAACCGGGCGATACAGTAGGCTTAAAAGGTACAACTATCAGATATTTGGTAACTGGCTATAAGGCATTTTCTAAAACAAATGTTGTTTGTGTAAGTTGTACCACAAACACCCCTAATTCTCTTCATCATCAAGATATTCTACAGCTGTATCCTTAAGGGTCTTAAAGTCTCTCTTAAGTACCTTTTTTAACAAGATATAAGCTTTCTTAATTTCTTTTCTGTATTGTATAATACAGAGTACGGCAAGTGGCATTAAAAAGCACCAAATCCATAATGTTCTTAAAGTGATTTCCATAATTATTTATTATTTAGGTTATTAATTTTATTGTTTGTCTGTTCAACAATTTCATCTGCCATTATTTCTATTTGTTCTGAGAGGTTCCGTTTTGGGCGCGGCGTTTTTTTTAATTCTTTATATTGCTCCATAGGCTTGTATCTCTTTAATCATTTTGTCGGCTAGTTTTTAGTTTGTCATAGGTTATTGTTTTTAGGTAATTACCCACACTACATTTAACAGCTCATAAGCCACATTAAAACGTGGCTTTATCAGGTAGTTAAATGCAATGCTTACCCATTATTAAATCTTTTTTGGTTAAGATATGTCTCCGGATAAAGCTTGGTCAGTCCTTGGTTAAGTATTAAATGGTTATCATATTGCCTGATATAATTTAAGGCTTTTGCCTTGTCATTATCGGTTAATGCATTCCATAACTTTTCGGCACGAGGTTTATTACCCACTTTATTGTTATAGGTTTTCCAAAAATTATCAAAGCTTAAATCTTGTTGTAGTATATCCACTCTAAACTGAGCGTTCTGTTTAAAATATGCCAAGTCCCCTAATGTAAACGGAAAGTTTTGGCGGTAGAATTCTACCGTTGAGGCGGTCATATTAAAATCGAGTTTAAACGCCGTTAAAAAGCCATTTAAATCGTAAGTAAATAGCATCGTTTTACCGGTTTGTTTATGCGTTACTAAATAGCTTGTTTCCTTTAGCATAATTTTTGGTTGAGTTGAAATATAATATGACGTAGTACATTATTGTTGTAGCTATCTAGTAGGCGCACCTGTAATAAAAAGCGTTCTAAATAATGCGCCTCATAATAGTCTAGGGCTATTTTAAAAGGCTTTTTTGCATCAGCTTTAGCAATGGCTTTTCTTTGAAATTTTACGGCTACCTCTTTAAGAACCGAGACCACAACCTTAGCTTCGCGGGTTGGCTCAGTAATGCGGGTAATAAATATCCAAGAGGCATTAATAACACACAATTGGTCAACGTTAATTATGAAGTCTATTTTCATCAAGATATTGTTACTTATTACAAACAATAATTATGTGTATTTTCCAAATCCTTAGTAGCATTGCTTTACCTTTCCATGTTATTAATTCAAACCATTCGGGCTTACAGTTAAACTGTCCGTTTATTTGAGTTCCTTTAAGGTAGTCCCTATGTATTTTCATCTTGATTTTAAATCTGAAATGATAGCGTGTTCTATGTCATTAATATCAGTACCCAGTAGTATTAAGTCATGCTCAGTTTCTAAGAGCGTTAATAATTTAGGAAACCGATTTTCTAAGTCTTTAAGTTCATCGTCACCGGCTGTTAATAAGCTTTGGCATTTACCAAGCAACAAATCAAGCTCCATCAGTTCTACATCAGAGCAATTATCAATAAACTGCTGTGGTGTGATATCTAGCGTATATACTTTTTGAAGTTTAGGCATTTTTAAAAATTATAATTTAAAGTCGGTACTGGTACTTCGCTGTACATACCTGAAAATTTTGTTTGATTTTTTTTATTATAGTGCAATTGCCTACAAGTATTGCATACATATTGTTTGGTATCTTGGTCATAAAAACCACTACATCTATTCGGATTTCTTGGGCTTGGCTCTAAATCTCTTAAACAGTGTGCACATTGATGCTGTGTAAAAAAATTAAGTTGTCTCATCAGTTTTATTCTACAATTTCGCAATCAGTTTTCCACACTAGGTGGCGGTCATCAGTGAGTATGAAACATTCTTTAAGCCAATTTTTGGCTTCAAAAATTTCACCACCCTTTGAGGCATACCACATAAAGCCTTTTACATCGGCGTTTATCTTAATTTTAAAAACATGTGAATTCATCGTAAAAATATTTTATTCATCAATGCTAGAATCAAATAAAGCAGTATCAAGCCACATCCATAAGCCATTAATTTTAATAATCCGTTTACAATCTTATCTTTTGTTGTCATGTTGTGTTTAGGGTCTTTTAATTGTTTATTTTCATAGTACAGTCCGGTATCTTCATCTAATATCATAAACACATCTTTTCGAGGGCATAAATGATTTTGCTCAGCTCTAATTTTACCATTTGCTTGAGTGGTTTTTTAACTGGTGACTTCTTGCTTTTAAGCCATTCGCTTAAGCGATACAAATCGGCATAATAAGCTTGTTTGTCTGCGTTATATACTTGCCAGCGTAATTGCATACATAGGCTCAAAATATTGCGGTGTGCGCCATTTGTAGCGTCAAACAAAGCCCAGTTTTCGTATTGTATGGGTTGACCGCCAAAACGGACAATGATTTGGTTGGCTTGTTCAATAGTCAGGTCTTTAGTACTGGTTTTAGACCAGTCGCCCGTATATTGTTGCATCAATTGTGCCTTTTGCTCTTTGTCATTCTTGATGACTGCAGGTAACAGGGCGTGAATACGTTGTATTTGTGATTTTAAGATTGTCATGATTTTATTTTTAAAACACTAGTTTTACTTTCAAAAGCTGCTAGATAATTACGAACAACCTCTGTTTCAACACAATTTAAATTTTTAGAAATCCAAAGACCTTCAGCATTTTTATATACTAATTTGCCGTTTGCGCTGATTTCATCATCGCTAATTTTTTTTATTTTTACGCTCATTTTAAAGGCTTGAAAATTGAACATTTATGTCATTCCATTTACCTTGATCATCAAGTTTGTAAGCTCGACAATACAATGAACTTCCAACTACACGTTGACAGTTTTCTAACTTTTCGAACTCTGAAATTAACGCAACATCGCCAAGTTCATTGACCTGTTGACGACCTTTAGCTAAAAGCTTTGGATCGAATTCGCCTTTCGTATTGCGCATTAAAATGCTCTCTAAAAATTTATAAAATCCTTTATTGCGCTCGGCAAACTTTGATGCGAACATCTCTTTGATGCTTTGTATATGCACAATTGTATCTTCTGTAAACTCAAAGCGTTCTTGACGATCAACCGTTATTTTAAAGTTGGTTGACTTTAGCGTGAATGTATTGACTTCTTTTGGGGTTTTACCTTGATTTTCATACATCCTATCCCATAGTTTATTAGCCTCTGTGATCGTGTATAATTTAAGTTCACGCAACTCGTTTGAGAGTTGTATAAATTTTAAGCAGCTCGCTTGTAAAAAATCATTTTTATCTTTTTCGAATGATAATTTTAACATTCGTTCTTGATTTTTTGAGGCTTCTCTTCTACGAGCCATCTCAGCTACTAATTCTTCATCTGATAAGAGACTTAAGTCTTTTTTTTCTTGTAAATTTTCCATAATAAATATAATTTTAAGTTAATAAATTGGCGTAAATGGTGGTTTTATCCAACCATCATCTATAAGGTGTTGTTTTATTTTTTGTACTTTTTCTTCCAATTTTGCAGGCAATACGTATTTTGGTGGTTTACCTGTTTCTAAACAATGCATCAATGCCACGCGCTCTTGTGTTAAACATATTCGCTCTCCGTCACTTAATTTTCGATGATGTAAATGCGTGTAATGATGTATATCAGTAAGTAATTCTATTCGGGTTTCTAGTTGCTCTTTTGTCACAGTTAATTAAGGTTAAAATTGGGTTCTATTTGTTTGTTATTTTGATTATTAAATAATGCGCCAGGATAGATAAAAAACATCCGATTGGTTATGTCTGCATAGTATAAGCGTATAGATTGTACACTTAAATCTGTCTCAATAAAAAAAGTATCGAAAAATAACTTTTCAAGTTTGGCATATTCAAAATTATACCAACTTGATATTTTAGAATTAGCAGCTAAACTTTGATAGCATCTAGCATCACTACTAAAGTTTTCGGCCCAACTCAAATACGACTCTACCATCATACAGTAGTATTGTTCCTCTGTTACTTGTAATACTTTAATAATATCCATATTAGACTATTTTACCGTGATACAATTGCGCTTTTTGTTCATCAATCATCATGTTGCCACCCGGACATCGACCACCAACAATCATTAACAAGCCTTGTATCCTGACGATTATTTTAGCTAGTTTTTTTGCCATTACAGCGGCGGCAGTATAAGGCTCATTGCGATCTTCGTGAGCTACTAAAACAAAATGTGTTTTAGGATGCTCAAGTTTGAGTTGTTTTAAGCCTTCGGATGTCAATTCTCCTTTATACATACTTAAATTATCTATAATTACTATTTTAGGGGCTCTACGTGCCATTAATCGCTTTTTAATGCCATCGATACTTACATACTCAGTAAATTGAATATTTTTATTTGAGGCATCAATTTTAGCGCGTTTAGCGGCTGCTTGAAATTCCATATCAACGCCTTCTTCAGCACTGATATACCATACTTTTGAGAACATACTGAGGTAATCTGCCAAGAGTAGGGTTCCCCAAGTTTTACCGTTCTTATCTTTGCCGTAAATGAGCCATATACCATAAGTACTTGGTTGCCCAAATATTTCTTCAAAAATGCCGTCAAATGGATAAGTCTCATATTTTTTACTATATAGATTTTGTACCGTTAAAGCCCTCATTTATAATTCTAATTAGCACTTAAATCACTTGTTTTTTCGATGATGATTTTGTGGTACACACTTCGCAAACTGCCTAGCGACTTGGCATACATTTGTAAAGGCGTATATTTAGAATTATTGGCTTTTAGTATTTTTGATATTTCGTGCAATAAAAACTGTTTGCGCTCTTCTTCATTAACTGGTGTGATGCGTTGGTATCTATTGCCAAATCGGCTAAAGTTTTCACTAAATCCCACTTTCTTTAAATCGCGCTGACGGTCTAGTTTTACCTGCAAGCCATCGGCACCCATAGCATACCATCCGCAACGGTATTCGGTGGCGTTCCAAAGGGCTTTTATTTCTAAAAAAGCGGGATACGATAGGTCGCCATACTCATCTAAAATGATAAGCGGTTTTGTCATCGCACGCATGTACTGTATCAAATCTTCGCGCACATTTCTAATTGGTATTTGATGGTCTAAACCAAACTCCTTAGCCATGGCGCGTAACAATTCGCTGCGTGATTTATTTAATGAGCAATCTATACGTATAGCATTGCGATGTTTACTCACATAATCTTTGGCTGTGTAACTTTTACCAATATCGGCGATATCACAAAAGATACCCGAAATACTCATTTTTTGACAGGCCTCCAGCTGACTGTAAATAAAGTCATAAACAGCCGTATAAGCCGTTTGCCAAATAAAGACTTGAGCGTTTACTGGCACGTTGTATTTAGAGGCAATTTCATTCCATTTGTCATCCGATACCACACTTTCAAAATCGCCGTTAAGGATGCGACTGAACTGCGCCGGATTGATGCCTATGGATACTGATTGGGCTTTGTTGCTTTTAAACTTAAAGCTATTTTCTTTTATTGCTTCAACGATACGTTCTTTGTAATCTAGGGTTAAGTCACTCATTTTATAAGCTATTTATGGGGTTACGGTTAAAATTATTGGTATATTCAAAAGCATCTTCTTCATCTTCATAAACATCAATTGGTATCGTTGGCAATGTGTCATCATCAACCTGTGGTACATAAGTTTCAAAGCCAGGTATGCTAAAGCTATTTGAAATTGTTTTTTTATGGTTGTTTATGACTGTAACCTTATCAATGGCATTTTTTTGAAGTTGCATATAGCTTGTAACTGTGGCTTGATATCTAGACATGATTTCGGTTGCATCTTTGTGGTAGTCCTTTGCTTCAATAGGGGCTTTAGCGCCGATTGGTTTAGGCAAGGCTTCGCATAAATAGCGTCCGTCTTCAACATCATAAATCAAAGCTTTATAGATGTTACCTTTTTTATCGTCTAACCAGTATATATCAATAGTTCTATCTTCAACTGATTTTAATAATCTGATCAGGTTCTCTCCGGTATATATTTCTGACTTATCGCCTAAAAGCCATTCTGATTCTTGTAATTTCATAATACCGGCATGACAACTGGTGCGTGTTTTGCGACCTAAATATTTTATGAATGACTTGTAATTGGTAGGTTTTAAATCGGGATGTTGACGGTTTTTAAAATAATCAAATCGGCTGATGCTAGGGTCTTGCTTATTAGGCATGTTATTCCAGGTTTGAATATTACTGAATCCGAGCGCTACTAAATCTTTATAAGGTATAATCTTTGTCGGTTCTGGTCCGGCTTGGTTGGCTTCACTCAAAGCAAAAGGACGCGCAATCCATCCTTCTTGCTCCTTTTCGAGCTCGTATCTTAAGGTTCGGTAATAGCGTTCTATACGTTTTGATCGGGCGCTGTTTGGATGTATCTGTACATTCTGAAACATAGCCCCTTCTTTTAAAAAGGTCTCTTTAAAAGAGCTATTTAATGAAAGTTCACACTCAAGGGCATCGGGTAGCGGTACATCCCAGTAATGGTAATTTATAACGAGTTGTTTGTAGAAGTTTAAAATCAATTCTTCTTTAGTTTTGCCATAAGCCCAAGCTGTAATACATTCACTTGCTAAATCAATACCTAAATACCACCAGATTCTACTGTTTTTATCATACCAAAAAGGCGGTTGTCTATCGTCTATACTTATCATAGAGCCAGCAAAATGAGGTTGTTCTAAAGAGTGATATGGTACAAATTTTTGCATCAGCTTTTGGCGGTCACCACTTCGTTTGGCTTCGTTGCCAATTTCATTTTGCCATAGCGATAAAAAGTTTGTGATGGTGCGATTGCTTAATGGTTTGAAATCTTTAGGGTTGTAAACCTCTCCGGTACCGTTATTAATCACTTCGATATAACCGTTTAAAAAGGCAATATATTCTCGCGCGACTTCGGTAGCATTTGGTTTATGGTTGCGTCCGGCAAACAAATCATTTAGCAATTTATTAACACGTTCATCACGTTTGAGTGCATTTTGTTTTGATTTGCCTTCGGGATCTTTAATCAGCGTGTAATAACTGTCAATTTTAAAGGCATTTAATTGCTGTTTAAAGCGTCGTAAATGGCTGTTTAAATTGTGCTCAATATTGTGTCGTTTTAAAAGCACAGCATTAAAGCTGTGAGCATCGGTATAGAGGGTATTGCCGATGCCTCGCAATGACCCACCTTTTGATAGGCGTTCGCTTTCACGTTCAGCTTCAAGCCTTATAACTGCTTTTAATACACTGGCATTAATGATGAGTTGCTCAATTGTTTCGGGCAAAAGATAGGAGCCGTCAGGGTATTGGTAATCGTTATAATAGTTTACGGCTTCTTTGTCAATTTTATAAAAAGATTCTAAGGGGTGTTTGGTTTTGCGAGGATCACCAAGTTGCTGTTGGATGCGTTTAGGGAGTGTATCAAAATTGATAAGCAAATTAGTGTCTAAGCCACCGCCTCTTTGTGCACGCTTTAAACCGCAGCCTCTTTTTTCGTCTATTAATAAACGTCTATGTAAAGAGAGGTAATTACACCAAAAGGCTGGTATCAACTCATTTTTTGTAACTACCAATGTGGTTCCTAAATATTGTGGCATCTGTTATTTTTTTTGTTCCCGCCGTGGTGTCGAAACCACGCTAAGCCGTGGCGGGATGTTGGACTATGTTTAATTACCGTGAGAAGTTTCATAGTTAGGTGTCAAAATTATTTTTATCAATCTTTTCAACTTCTTCAAGAAGTAGTTGTTTGGCGCGTTGGCGTATTTTAATGGCTAAATCGGAATTGTTGTAATAATCAAGGCTCATTTGAACGGTGGTCAAACTCGTATTTAATTCATGAGCGATTTGTTTTTTATACCTGGCCCAAATTTGTATTGTGTTTTTTTGCAT